TTTTTATCATCAACTTTCTTAACATTTTTTTCCTTTTTCTCTTTAGTGTCTTTAGTGTCTTTTGCTTTTTCAACACTTTTAACTTTATCTTCGCTAAACTTTTCTTTTACAGATAGTTTGCTGAACACGACATATGCGATAGATACGAAGAGTAATCCAAACATTAAATCATTCACTATGGAGAAAGCGAATAATACAATACTTACGACAACAATTGTATTGAATGTCTTTTTGCTAATGTTCATTTTTCTCATGAAAAGGGAAGAAAGAAGCACGAAAAGTAATAATAATTTCGTATGCTCTTTAGTAACCATTTTTATTACATTAAATACATAAAAAAAATGATAAAAGTATTTGTAAATAATTTCATAGTATATATATGTATGTAATAAATCGCCATGTCTAAAAGTTTGACGAAACGTGGTTATGGAATTTCAAAAGATGATTCAAAAATAGACATCGACGATATTAAAGAAAGCTTAACTGTAAAACCCCACTCTGTTTATGATGACAATTCTAATGGACAATTCAAAGTCTTCCTTGAAAGTAGCAAAAAAATATACGTGCCTAAATATTGGGGACTTTCAAAGTTTGGTGTTCCTAATGAAGATAAAATCCAAATTCCGCAAGAAATAGAAGCGAAATTCACTGGATCTTTACGCGACTATCAATTAGAACCTGTGCGAAAGTTTATTGAATGTTGCAAGGATTCTAAAAAGCGGGGTGGTATCCTTCAACTCCCACCTGGTTGGGGCAAAACTGTAATGGCGCTTAATATTATTTCAAAATTAAAAGTAAAAACTCTTATTATTGTACATAAAGAATTTCTTATGACTCAATGGAAAGAACGCATTCAACAATATCTCGGTAATGTGAGCATTGGTATTATCAAACAAAACGTTATTGAAAATGATAATGATATAGTTATCGCAAGTTTGCAAAGTATCAGTATGAAAGATTACGGTGAAGAAGTTTTCAAAGGATTTGGGTTAGTAGCCATTGACGAATGTTTTCCTTTCAATACACGTATTCATACCGACCAAGGATTAATTGCAATCGGGACTTTATATGAAAACTGGAATATAAACAAAGACCCTAGTAAATTGCCGAAAATATATAGTTTCAATCAAGAGAAGAAAACGTTTGAATTGAAGCAACTTACATATGCATGGAGAAAAGAAAGAAACGAACTTGTAAAAGTGACTTTTGCAGACAGAACTATAAGTTGCACTCCAGAACACAAAATACTTACAACAAATGGATATGTGGAAGCAAAAAATTTAACAACAGATTCTCTTATAATTTCAAAATATGACAATAGTAATATTCATACAAGAATTCTTCCAATAACTTCTGATTATGGATTATTAGAGGTAAAAAGTATTGAATATTATACAAACACTGATAACTATGTATTTGATATTGAAGTGCAAGACAACCATAATTTTGTTATTGGTGATAAATCATCACATATTGATGGTCCTGTTGTATCTAACTGTCACCATATGGGAGCTCAGGTCTTTTCAAGAGCTTTGTTTAAAGTTAATTTCAAATATTCTCTAGGACTTTCAGCAACGGTATCCCGAAAAGATGGACTATCCAAAGTTTTCAAATGGTTCTTAGGGGATATTGTGTATAAAGCAAAAGCAAAACAAAGCGATGATGTTAATGTTCTAATAAAATATTTCTATGAATCAGATCCAGAATATAGTCACATTCCATTGATGTATAATGGTAAACCAAATATATCAAAATTAATTAATCAAGTGTGTTCTTATGGACCAAGGACTCAAATGCTAGTTGATGAGTTAGAAAAAGTCTTAGATAAAGAGCCTGATAGAGAAGTTATTATTCTAAGTGATAGGAGAAATCATTTACAAGAAATTGAATCCTGTTTGAATAGTAAGGGCTTCAAGAATATTGGATACTATGTTGGTGGAATGAAACAATCTGATTTGAAAGAAAGCGAAAAGCAAAATATTCTACTCGGGACATACAACATGGTGAGTGAGGGCTTTGATTTACCAAAATTGAATACTCTTGTTCTGGCATCTCCTAAAAGTGATGTTGAACAATCTGTAGGAAGAATTCAAAGGCAATTGAAAGAAGATAGAAAATACACCCCACTTATTCTAGACATTGTTGACCAATTTTCCTTGTTCAATAATCAAGGAGTTAAAAGAAAAACATTCTATAAGAAAAAAGGTTATAGTATTGACGAAATAGATAAACTTGAAAATAAAGTTGTATTACCTCGTATGGCGTTTGTAGAATAAAAAAATATATTCGAGAATATTAAATAGTTATCATGTTCGCTGTTGTTTTAAAAAACACAATTTTAATTTTATTTATTGTTTGTATCGGATACTTTTTGGTAGATAATCATTTAAATGAATTAGAGAATGAATCTAAGAGTAATAAGGATGCTTCCGTTAAAAAAACAGTTCCTAAAAAAACAGAACCTACGCCAGAATCCAAATCAAAATCTATTTTAAAGGATATCATTGCAAGTGTTCAAAAAGAAGCTAAAGCTGATGTAAAAAAACCTGAAGATGATGTTGAAGATACTACCGACATAATGGATCTTTCTCTTGAACAACATGTTGAAGAATCGACAACAAATCCTATGAAATTGAAAGTAGATGAAGGTATGAAAGAAATTTACAATTACGTATTCAACGACAAAAAAGCTAACGAAGAACTAAGTTCCATCTATGATGCTACAAAAGTTTCAAACGTGCATAAAGATGAGTCTATATTATGTGAAAGTAAAGAAGACATTAAAATCAAAAATATGTGCAACGATCCCATAGGCGATCATCATAGTAAAATTTCATATGAACACATAGAATCCTCCTCTTTGCCTAAACAATCGATGTATGATTTCGTGGATAAAAACATTTAAAAAATGATAATATATGTGAATATATAGTTAGTATTTGAACATGCAAACTGGCACTATTTCATTTTGTGATAAGCAGTCTTTGAATATCAAATCCAATGATACAAAGAAGTATTTCAATGATAAGTTATTGAACTATAACGTGAAAATTCTACAAAAACACTTTGAAAGATTTGGAAATGAGACATTCAATAAATTAAAGAAGAATCCCTATATTGCATCATTAAAATCTAATGGCAATCCCTACTTACTTTTTCTAACAAGATTTCATAACACAGATATTTGTATTATGATTGATAAAAAAATTCAACAAGGATATTTTCTCCCTCGAATGATAATTGATAGATTATGTTTCGATACAACTCTATTTACTGACACGTTATTCGAAGGTGAGATGATAAAATCTGAGGAGCAATGGATATTCATGATAAATGATGTGCTTGCCATCGAAGGTGTAAAACAAGATAATGTTAATTTCATAAAAAGATACAATAAAATACATGAAATCATTAACAGTAAATATCATCCATTGCCTCAACAAAAATTCAACATTCAGATTAAGAAATACTTTAAATTGAATGATATTGATCAGTTAATGGATTTTAAAGATAAATTGCACTATACTACACGTGGTATCATTTTCAAACCAATGTTTCTTAAATTCAGAGATATTCTATTCAATTTTGACGATTCATTGATTGATAACAAGCGGAAAATTAAATATTCAGAAAATAACAAATTCATTGAAAACATAAGTCACCATCACAACACTAATACTATTAATACCATTAACACTATAAACAATACTATCATCAAAGAGCACAAAACTGATGATACAACAACAAATACAAAGGTCATCACAAACAGAATTCTTGAAGTTGAAAAGACAGAGAAACCAGATGTGTTCAATTTATACGATGATAACAAAAAACATATTGGAATAGCATGTATTCCAACTCTTAAAACAAGTAAGCTTTTACGCAATGCTTTTAAAACGACGAATCTTACAGAAAAAATAAAATTTGAATGTGAATATACTGATAAATTTTCGAATAAATGGATACCTATCACTATGTGTTAAAATCATTGGGGGTTTATCTATCGGGATTTGGTTCAAATGGTATATGTTACAGCAGTGATGGTTCAATTTTAGCTATAAAATCACAAACTTCTTAATTAGTTTTTCGTCCTGTGTATCAAGTCCAACGTATTTTTGTCGAGTAATTAAATCTTTATCAAATTGACTGAGATCATCATAATCCGTTTTCTGTAAGTCTATAGCACGACTCATATCATTCCAAAAGTTAACACTATTAATATCTCCATAATCTTTTTCAGGAATAGCTCCACTCTCGTATATATGCCTTGCTCCTGTATCACAAACAGTGGCAAAGATATGGGTAATTGGTTTTCTAATATATTTTCCATCTTTATGCACTATACCATAGCTACCTTTTTGTCCTTCTGGAACATATATACATCTATTTTCCTCTATTCGAAATAAATGTCGTGATACAGCTTCAGAAACATCTGGAAAATATCTACTATTTTCGATATACATATGACGAATTTGTTCATTCGTGATGTGTTCGGTACTCAATTTATCATAATCATTGTACTTTATATCAGGGTTAAAGTAATTGTTCCATGTATTATTTGTTGTATTATTTGTTGTATTATATACTGTCGTTGGTCTTGCTCTTGCTTCTTCTAATTGGATTTCCTTTTCTTTCAACTTTTCCCTCTCTTCTTCCAACTCTTCTCTCAATTCTTCTATCAGTATATCTTTCTCATCTTTAATCTCAACGCATTTCACATTCTTGATGTGTTTATATTTACCTTCTCTTGTTGTAAATGTTTTTTTACATGTTGGACATTGTAAACTATTAACACCTTTACAGGTTTTTTGATGTCTCTCTAGATTTCTTTTAGATGATAATATTTTATTGCAATGTTTACAATTATTTGATGATAAATCAACAGGGTTCACATTTTGACCACTAGGGTTCACATAAGGGTTCACATTTTGACCACTGGGGTTCACATAAGGGTTCACATTTTGACACAGTGTTTCATTATCCAGTCTCCTTAACCTCTTCTGACATGCATTTGGACTGCGTTGATGCAGTTCTAAATTGTATTTTCTATTTGATAAATAACCACAAGTCTCACAGACAAATGATTTATTACTAACCATTTTTATTACTTTATATATACAATATAATTTTTAAATCTATTAAACTAATTTACTAGAATACTAAAATACTAATAATTAGTTAGTAACATATATATATAATAAAAATAAAAAGTCATAAAAATGAAAAA